CGGCGCTCCTCGTCGGGATAGCGAGCCGGCCAGATGCGGCAGACGTAGCCACGGTCAGGCAGGAGGTTGTAGATCGACTGCTCGGTCTGCGGGGTGCCGAGGTAGATGATGCGGCCACCCGGCGACAGCACGGCGTCGAACTCTTTGATCTGTTCGGACAGCTTCTCGCGCTTCAGGTGGGTGTCGGAATTGTTCGGGACCTCAATGTCGTCCGCGATGATCACGTTGGCGCGTGAACCGGCGATCTGCGAGGTGATGCCCAGCGACTTGACCGAGGGGCTGTGCGAGGCACGAGCGGGGCCGACGTCGAAGGCGACCTTGGACTGGCGCTGATCGGGGCCGGGTCTCAGGTGGGCCAGCAGCTCCATCTCGAAGATGAGGCGCATGGTGAAGGTCGAGAAGTCATCGGAGCGCTGCTTCGAGGCCGAGATGACGAGGACCTTGGTTTGGGGATCACAATAGAGCAGCCAGCAGACGAAGGCCGAGGTGACCCAGGACTTGCCCACGCCACGGAAGGCTTCGATGATGAGGCGCTTCGGGCCGTGCTGCAGGAAGGAGGAGATGTCGTACTGGACCTTCGTGGGGTCCGGTAGATTGAGATGTTTCCACACGACGTAGAGGAAGTTTCTGAAGTCGAGTAGAGGGTCATTCCGCGCCGACAGCGAGGTCGAGGCAGATAGGGTCTGCTTGGTCATTTGCTCCTAGTTATTCGGGGCCTGGAGGGGGTCAGGAGAGGCTCTATGAGCTTGGGGCATCAGTGGACCGGGATGGACCTGAAGCCTCTCCTGAGGGCTCTCTGTTAGGGGGCAGTCATTGCCATGAGCTGGGCGTCGGTAGGCTGAAAGCCAGGACCGAATGCCGAACGTTCGACGCAGCCGTTGATCGCCTGCGCGCCGGCACCATTGGACGAGATGACGAAGTGCGTCCCGTTGGGGGTCAACAGGGTACTCGTGCTGACTGGCGTGTTGCCGTTTACCGAGAACTTGGCGAGGCCAGCCCCGTTGGTCCAGCCGGCCACCTTGTTGACTACGGCCATGTCACTGACGAACTGGCCGGTAGGCGAGAAGGCGCTACCGTACTGGATGGTTCCGTTAGCGCCCACGTTGACTTGGAATGCGCCGTCGCTGACGTACAGGCCACCACCACCCACACGCGCCATCCGGCCCTGCCAGTACCAAGCGAAGGGACCAGCGGTGACTGCGGTGTAGAGAGGGCTACCATCGGTGTTGAGCGCCCACGGCGTCGAGCGGCTGAACGAGCCGACAGCGGTGCCGGTGCTTCGGACCAGATACCCGTAGGGCATGAGCTGACCGTTCATGGCACTGTTTACCATGCTGAAGTCGACGGCGAAGCTGTCCCCGGAGGTCGCAATACGGAACGAGATAGACGGGTTCGTGACCGCGAGCTGGACGATGAACGGGCGGGTCCATCCATTGGTGACGGGCACTACGGTCCAAGTCGCCTCGTTGTCGACGGAGAACTCTAGTGTCCCCGTGCCCGAGAGGCGCTTGACGTAGGCCGACATGACGCGATCAGCCACCGTGGAGGTGATGGCCTGCTTGACGATGCCGTTGGCCGCTGTGGCGGTGATGCTCGATGCCGTGTTGGCAGCGCCATCCACGCCGACTTGGTTCTTGACCGCCGTGACGCCCGTCTTGGTCCAGACAGCGTTGGAGAGGTCAGCGCCCCAGAGACCCAGGATGCTCACCGAGGGGTACAGCCAGATGCCAGCGTCAGAGCGCCTGATGCCCGACGAAGGGGCCGCCACGACGCCGCCAGCCTTGGTGGGGACGAAGCAGGCCTGGAAGTTGCCGCTGTCCCTCAGGAAGCGACCGTCGAGCGTGTTGTTGCCGGTGGGCTGGGTGCCGCCCTTGTAGGTGTTGGCGGCGAAGTTCAGGTCGTACTGGAATGGTGCGAAGGGGTCAGACAGACCAGTAGACGTGGTCAGCAGGACGTCCCGAAGGACGCCCCGGAGGACGACCTTCTGGACAGCTCTGATGTGCGACATTAGTCGAACAGGTCGACCACAACGGTGCCAGACGTGAAGCCACCAGTCTTGACGCCGATACGGAAGTACCAGGCCGAGCCGGCAGAGCCGGTGTTCTCGACCGGGGCGGTGAAGCTGGCTACGTCGACCCAAGTCGTCTGGTCCTTCGAACGCTGCAGGACAACGGTCGCCACGAAGGTGCCGCTGACGGTGATGTCGAAGGAGTTGCCCGGCTGGATCAGGACCGGCGCGGTGAAGGTGTTCTGTGCGGTGATGTTCATCAGTTGTACCGTTCTTGATGTTCAGAGCCGTCAAACGGCAGATTGGCGACGATGTCGTTGGTCACCTTGTGGGTGCCGGGAGCGACCGTCGTGCCGGTGTGCTTGAGGAAGTTCAGGATGACGTTCAGGGACGCCGCGTCGGGCGTGACTTGAACAGCCTCTCCGGTCTCCTTATCGACGACCGTGCGGCCTTCCGTCAGGATGGTCTTGAGCTGGTCAGCGAAGGTGTCGAAGAGCGCCCCGAGGGCGTCGGTATTGGTCTTCACTTGTGGTCCTTTCGGAGCATCTCTCGGGCCTTCGAGGTGATCTGGACGATCAGCCAGATGGTGCCCAGGATGGGTGCGATGAGTGCCGCGCCGTCAGAAGCCATGTGGAGCCATGGGAGCCAAACAGGGCTCGACACTGCGGAGACGGCGACCGCAGCGGTGGTGGTGTCCACGTTGGATGGTCCTGTGATTAGAGAGAGGATCACAGCGCAGCCGCCCATGCCCAAAGGCTGTCGGTCTGCTCTGCGGTGATGGAGAAGAGGGCACCGAGGCCGTCGACAAGCGGATGGGATCGCTTGAAGTATGTTGCGTATTTCCACTCGACCATGCCAGCCGGATCGTTGACCAACTTCATGTCGACGTCAGCCTCATGAATGCCGATGGACAGCAGGGCGAGCCTGAGCTGCCTCGGCGTGATCTGCGGGAGCGCCTCACGGGCCTCCTCGGGGGTGATGACAACAGGGACGCGAAGGTCCGTGAAGGTTCCATTGGCGTATGTGAAGCCAATGTCTACGCCATCCGGCGCGGGGAGGACGAAGCGCCCAGGGATGTTGAACCCCTGGGACGCCTCAATGATGTTCTCAACGACGCCGCTGAGAAGGACGGCCATTCTAGCCATTAGTTGTAGAACTCCATGATTTCGATATAGCCGGTGTCACCAGCGCCGCCAGCTTTGTCACCGGCACCGTTTCGGCCACCTTGCCCACCATTGCCGGTTCCGGGCGTGGCAGCGGTTCCTGCTGCGGTAGTGGCTCCGCTTGGTGTGCCAACAACCTGCATACCCCCCTGACCAGTGCCTGGGGCGGTGCCGGCTAGGTCGGCAGGGAACATCGTGTCGTACGAGGACGTGATGCTGCCGGGGTTGCCGCCAGTGCCAATCGTATTGACGGGAGCGCCGCCGCCACCAGAGCCACCTGTGGCAACCAGAAGGGCACCAAAGGACGTGGTTCCACCTGTGCCGCCAGCGTTGTTGCCGGCTGCGCCTGGGGAGCCACCAGCCCCAATGGTGACGGTTTCCGTAGCTCCGAGAGATGCCGCAAGGACATAGCGGGTCGCCTGTGGGGCTCCACCGCCTGTGCCGCCACGACCAGAGCCGTTGCCGCTGACACAACCGCCACCAGCGCCGGATGCGCCCCGGATGGAGATCATGATGCCAACCAATCCGGCAGGCTTTGTCCAAGTCGTGGACGAGGAATATCGGCGGAGCTTAGCGCCTGTGGCGTTGGTGCCGTTCGTACCGGCAGCGCCAGTAGCGCCGGTCGCGCCTACATTACCCTGAGGACCAACGGGGCCGACTGGGCCTTGGACACCCTGGATACCCTGGTCGCCCTTGGCAGCCATGAGGTCCCAGTAGGCGGTGTTGGTCGGGAGGTTGCCCGTGGTCGAGGCCGTGGCGATGTAGACCGAGCCGGCATACGAGACGACGTCCTTGGCCACATAGGCCGTAGCGCCGGCATAGGCAGCCTTCCAGACGCCCCAAGACGCACCAGCGGGGCCAGTCGCACCAGCGGGGCCAACGGCTCCTACCGGACCTTGGATGCCCTGCGGGCCTGCGTTACCCTGTGGTCCTGCATTACCAGCCGGACCCTGAGGTCCCTGAGGACCCTGAATACCCTGCAGACCTTGGATGCCCTGCGGACCCTGGCCGAAGCTCACGCTGGCCGTCCAGTCACCCGAGGTGGCCGAGGCCTTCCACGAGATCGTGCCGGTCTGGGTGTCGAGGTAGGCGAAGGCAGCGGGCGATGCGTTGTATGCGGCGCGGCCAGCAGTGTTGCCAATCGCGTCGGGGATGAAGGCCTGACCAGTGACGCCTTGATCACCCTGAGGCCCCTGATTGCCGACCGGGCCTTGGAGACCCTGAGGACCCTGAGGGCCGATCAGGCCTTGCGGACCTTGGACACCTTGGTTGCCTTGGGCACCTTGGGGGCCGGCTGGACCCTGATCACCGGCTGGACCCTTATCGCCGGTCAAACCCTTGGGCATGTCAGCGGAGGTCCACGGGCGCATCTGGCCATTCTCGTCGAAGCCCAGGACGTTGTTCCTGCGGGCCTCAATGGATGGGAATTGGAGGAAGACGCGGCCAGCATCACTGTCGGGTGCGAGCAGCGTACCGCTCTTCATCAGAACGGCGATGTCGGAGCTTTCCTGGGCGATGTAGATCGACTGGAGCGCCTGCCTGTTGAGGTCTTCAGCGCGCAGCGAGGAGCCATTGGCGATGGACGTCAGGGGGAGCTTAGGGGTTTCCCGAGCGATCTTGATCTTGGTGCCGTTCGCGGGCGCTGTGGTGAACCTGAGCTGGAACGGACCCATCCAAGCGAACGCCCCCAGCGGGACGTCGTCGATGT